GTGTATGTAAATGAATTAATTGAAAATGACCCAATTCCTGATTACACAAAATTAACCACTGCTGGTTTAGTGTTGCGTGCCAGCAACACATTCACCCGCCTAGACCAGCTGCGCGTGTGGCTTGCCAGGGGAGTGCAGGTCCGTAGATTGCACCCTGACTTAAGCGCTTACAACGATTCTGCAAATACAACAAGCGAAGGCCCAAGCAATCTGTTCACCGATCTTGTGTTTTACCTGTTGACTAACTACACAGCCGGTGCGGGCAGTCTTTTGAACATGAGTGCTAATTCGCCAAATCTTGTAAATGTATCAGATCTTGAGGCAACCTCACGTTTCTTACGAGCCAACAAAATTTTCTGCAATGGCGCTATTACTGAGAAGGTGAACATCAGAGAATTTATTTCTAGCAACGCGCCTAAGTTTTTGTGCAACTTCGTCTTGAGCAACGGAAAATTCTCATTGCTGCCTGCTCTGCCAACTCAAGCCAGTGGAGAAATAAGCACTGACCCCATTGAGGTAAAGCAGATTTTTACCTCAGGTAACATTCTTGAAGACACATTTGAGCTTGAGTTTTTAGGTGCGGAAGAGCGCAGAGACTTTAGAGCAGTGGTTCGTTACCGCTACGAACGGCAGAACAAATTGCCGGAAGAGAGAACACTGGCGGTAAGCCTTTCGACTAGCAGTGATGTCGTACCTGTCGAAACATTTGACCTGACTCAGTTTTGCACAAGTCGTCAGCACGCATTTATGGTTGGCAAATATTTCCTAGCATTGCGGAAACTTGTCACGCATAGCGTTACGTTTGGCACGACTATTGATGGTTTAAACCTTGCGCCTGGTGACTTTATCAAGGTCATAACCGAGGCCAGTCCTTATACGCCTGCTTCGCTTGGGACGGTTAGCAGCACTGGTGTTATTACGAGTGCCAGTGATATTGCCGATGGAACTTATTCTGTGTCTTACTACACAACAACTTCCCAGGACATATTAGGCGGGCAAATGCAAGTTTCAAATGGTTCAGTTACAGATTCAACTTTTTACAATTCAATTTTTACTATTACAAGTTCGTCAACATCGGAAGGCATTTATTTAGTTGAGCAGCTTACTTTTGAAGAGGATATGACGATTCGGATTGTTGCTTCTGAATACCCATGCGATAGTGCGCAGGTCAGTGAGCTGGCTAAACTGGTGGTTGATGACGCTGCCTTTAAAACGCAAGGGCCTTCGTAATGGCATATCCAATCGCGCTCAAGCCAACTAGCAGGTCCTTTAATCCTGGCGATTATCCGGTCAAGGCATTTAAGTCTCAAAGCGGCGCCGAAACACGGATCCTTTACGGAAACCGCCGCACCAACCTGAAGCTGTCGTTGACATATGAAAACATTTCTGACGCAAGCGCTGAGCTTTTTATTGACCATTACGACGAGACTCAGGGTACGTTTGCCACTTTTGGTGTAGCAAGCGAAAGCACAAACGATGGAGCCAAGACGGGCTGGGAAGGCAACTCAACAGCAATTGGCGCGAACTCTTCGGGGAATGCGTATAGGTATGAGGGCCCACCAGAGCTAACGCAGGTGCGGCCTGGTATTAGCACTGTTACAGTGAATCTGATTGGCGTGCTCTGATGACCAAGGTTTATACAGGCAGAGACGGTGTTTTGCAGCTAGCCGGTAACACCTTGGCAAAGGTGACTAATTTTAGTTTGCAGGCTGATTTAGAGATACTTGAGACAACAACGTTAGGCGAAAACATTCGCAGCTATACGCCTGGCATTTTGGGTTACTCAGGCAGCGCATCTTTGCTGTATTACAAAGATAGTGCTGGCGTAGTTAACACCACCGAGGTTTTAAATAAGCTGATTAAAACAGGCACAGACGGGGTGTCTTCAAGCGACACGGTGCAACTGACGTTGCGCTGGGTTGATGGAACGGATCAGAATGACATTGTGCTTACTGCTTATATTGTTAGCGCCACCATGGGCGCAGCAACAGGGGAGATCACTAAAGCAGACGTGTCATTCACAGGCACTGGCGCACTGTCTACAGTTTCAATCTCATGACTGTTTATCTTGGTACGTTTGGCAAAGTTGAGCTGCAACGTGAGTTTGACGGCGGCGAAATAACCGGAACTATCAACTCGTCAGATGTAAATGCAACTGGTAAACGTTTTAGCTTTGACTTTGACCACGGGCAATTGTTGAGTGGTGATCAAATAGAAATCACTAGCACTAACGCTGCAGCGCTTGCTTTTATCGATAGTTATACGGACTCAAGCGTAAAAAAGTTTATCCATGTTGATGAGTTAGACGGCATTCGTTTGTATAACTCATTTGCCCATGCGGTAAATGGTGGCACGACTAATGCTGTTGCTTTAGCCGCAATCTCAAGCAACATTCCAATTAGGGTAAAAGTGGCCAATGCAGAGCGTCGACTGCTTGCACAATGCAATGGCTACGAGCTAAATACAGAGCGCGAAACTGTAGACACAACAACGCTTTCTGATGAGTTTAGAAGCCGCATTAGTACGTTAATGTCTGGGTCTGGCCGGATGTCTTGCTTTTGGGAATACACGGGCAACACGTCAGACGAACTAGCAAATTATTTGCTTGAATTGCAGATACGTACCAAAGTAGGCAGTCAGTTTAAGGCAAGGTTTTATTTAAAGACTGATGCTTACAACCCAAGTGGAGTAGCGGCAAATGCGAATGACAACATTTGGTATGAGTTCAGCGGCGTGCTAACAAGCTGCGCTGTGCAGTTTTCGCCGTCTAATTTGGTAGAGATCACGGCGGACTTTATTACGACAGGTGCCATTCAAATTCGCATGGAGCTTGAGTCGGTTGACAAGATGCTGCAAGAGGACACAGGCGAAATCCTGCTTGAACAGGGCACAACAGACGCTTTAGGGCTAGAAGGTGACTGACACAGCCTCTATGATGAAGGGCATCTAGTGCCCCCAGCGCAGGCGTCATGGCAGATCTTAAAATCAGTGCCCTTAACGCTTTGGCTGGGACGGACCTTGCCGCAGCAGACCTAGCAGCAGTCGTTGACTCAAGCGCAAGCGAAACTAAGAAACTTACTGTTAGCGACCTAATTGCATTTGGCGTCACGGTCATCAGTGATGACACAATCCCTGGCGCAAAGATTCTGTTTGCTGCAGGCGATATTGCAACAGCAGCCCTTGCTGATTCTGCGGTTACGACAGCCAAGGTTGCTGACGATGCAATTACAGGCGCAAAGCTTGCAAACGAGTCGACAGTTGATCTGGTTACAACGCTGCCTAGCTCTGGAGCGTTTACTGGGCAGCTTGCTTTAGATACTGACGATTCAAAGCTCTACATCTGGAACGGTTCGGCGTGGATCAGCTTGAAAGCGGCTGGATCGCTGAACACTGCTAGTGGCAGCACCACCGGCATCGTCAACATCACGACGACAACAAGCGGTGACACAGTAACGATTGCAGCAACGATTGATAACAGCACTGGCGCCAATCAATTTTTAGCTGGCCCGACCAGTGGTGCTGGTTCATTGGCGTATCGCACGATTGCAGGGTCTGACATCCCAGTCGCAACCGCAAGTGCTAAAGGCGGTGTTGTGGTCAATGGTGAAGGGCTCCGTATGGACTCCAACACTCTTGAAATAGCCAATGATGTAACCCTCAGCACAACGCACCACCTCGTCACCTATGACGCAAAGGGCCTGATTACAGGCGGCAGGGTGCTTGCTGCTGGTGACCTACCTGTTGCAACGTCTACTGCTGCTGGTGCGGTCATTCCTGGCAGTGGCTTAGCAGTTGATGCGTCAGGCAACCTGAACCACAACAGCACGGTTTCGACTGGCACCTACACAAAGGTGACCGTCAATGCTCAAGGTCACATCACTGCAGGTGCAACCTTAGTCGCTGCTGATATCCCAGATTTATCAGCGGCAAAGTTGACTAGCGGAACAATACCTAGCGCTTTGATCGCTACGGATGCTGTAACTGGCGCAAAACTTTCAGATAGCTCGGTTACGAAGTTTGGTGGCGCCGGAGCCACAGACAATATTGTTACCTTCCCTACTGCTGACTTTAAAGGACAGTTCTTCTTTGACGAGAAGAATGAAGACCTTTATGTAAGTACGGGTAACTCTTTTTTGCCGATCACGGTTATCAGCGGCAACCTGATTCTTGCTGGTGTTTATAACGCAAATACAAATCTGTTGACCAGCGTTACTACGGCTGGCTCGGCTGCAGGCTTTACGGCTGGGTCGGCCTTGCCTGCACCTGCTGTTACCAACCTGAACTACTACGTGGTTGTTGACACGAGTGGAACGGGCTCAGGTTCAGCGCCTGCAGTGAGCTTGGCTCCGCCAGACATGTTGGTGTCACTAGGAGCTGGGTCAACGTTCTCACTCGTTGATGTTTCCAACGCTATTGCTGGACAAACTGCAGCCAACATTTCAGTCACGCCTGCAGGTTCTATTTCATCAACCAATGTGCAGTCAGCCCTGCAGGAGCTTGACTCAGAGAAGCTTGGTGCTGCTAGCCCAACGTTTACTGGAACGGTGCTGCTGGGCCAAAACGCTGTATTGGCGTTTGAAGGCTCTGGAGCGGATGACCACGAGACCACGATTACGGTCACCAACCCAACGGCTGATCGAACGATCACATTCCCCAATGTCAGCGGCAACGTCG